TCTGGTGATTATTTCAGGTTGTACAACGCCGCCAGTGAAAACGCAGAACGTACCCTATCAGGAAAATCTAAAAACTAAATGTCCCGTTAATCTTCCCCGATTAACCGGAACCAACGGCAGAGCCGCAGCGGAATTATTAATTGAGTGGATTGATATTTATTCAACCTGCGCGGCGCGCCATAACCAGCTTATTGACGAAATTAATTTAAGAGAGAAAAAGCATGAGTGATAAAAAAATTGAAATGACCATCGCTGGCAAAGACGTTTCTTTTACGCCGAACGTCACCGCCTATAACAAATATATCAACGAAATCACGATGGGAAATAAAGTTTCCCCGGCGCATAACTTTCTGGTCCGTATCGTCACGCCGGACACAAAAGAAGCGTTGCAGGAATTACTGGCGCTGCCGGGCGCGGCATTACAGATTGTGGGCAAGGTGCTGGAGGAATATACGCCAGAGCTGGAAATCACCGTAAAAAACTAAGCGATCGGGTCCGTAATATCGACGCCAACGGACTCGAACAGTATCTGATTTTACGCCGTCACTGGCTGCCTGGTGAGAATGACAGCGCGGAGAACCTTGCCGCCGCGTTGTGGCTTGATAACCGGCACTGGGAAAACCAGCGCGTTGCCGTAGCTAATGGCATTGCGCTGGCGTTTAAGGGAAGCGAATGAAACAGCTGGAATTCACGTTATCGCTGATCGATAAGGTCACGCGGCCGCTTCGGCAGGCACAGGCAGGCGTCACGGAATTTGCAGACAAGTCCCGCGCATCCTTTCAGCGCGTGGCCGTCGGCGGCGCGGGGCTGTGGGGCGTGGGGCAGGCCATCAAGGGCGCGCTGGGTCCGGCAATTGAAATGTATGACGCGCTGCAGGAGCAGACCGCGCGTGGCATCGACAGCACTGCGCTTAAGCAGGTTGAGAAGGATGCGAACATTTTTTCGATGACCTACGGCAAAAGCGCCGTGGAGTTTGTGCAGTCGACGGCCAGCATTAACGCCGCAATAAGCGGCCTGACCGGTGACGAGCTGCCGAAGGTTACCCGCATTGCCAACCTGACCGCCGCTGCGCTGGGCAGCACGGCAGCGGAGTCGGCGGAGTTTATGGGGCAGATGTTCGGTAACTTCCGCGAGGATGCGGAACGCCTGGGCAATGTGCAGTTTGCTGAGCAGCTTTCGGGAAAAGTGGCGTTTATGCGTCAGCGCTTCGGCGTGGAAATGGGCGCAATCAAGGATTTAATGGAGGGCGCGCGCGGCGTCGGCACTAACTACGGCATCGGCCTCAATGAGCAGCTTGCCGTGATGGGCGAGCTGCAGCGCACGCTGGGTACTGAGGCGTCCGGTTCGTATGAAGGATTCCTGACCGGTGCTGAGGAAGGCGCGAAAAAGCTGGGCATGAGCTTCAAAAATGAAGCGGGTCAGATGATATCCATGCCGGAAATCCTGATCAAGCTGCAGGCAAAATACGGCGCCAGTATCACCGGTAACGTTGAGGCGCAGAAGGCGCTGGATGATGCGTTTGGGGACAGTTCAGCGGTGGTTAAACAGCTGTGGGGCAACGTGACAGCACTGCAGCGAAACATCACCGAGCTGGGTGGCAATGACGGGCTTAAGCGCACACAGGAAATGGCCGCGAAGATGGTAAAGCCGTGGGACCGGTTTATTCAGATTCTGGAAGCAATCCGGCGCGTGATCGGCCTGACGCTGATACCGGTGATTTATCCGCTGCTGAACCGCCTGGCGGATATGGGGCAGACGTTCGCGCGCTGGATGCAGATGTTTCCCAACATCGCGCGCGTGGTCGGTTATGTGGCGCTGGCCGTGCTGAGTTTTGCCGGGGCTGGCGCGGTGGCCAATATCGTGATCGGCATGGCTACGTTTGTCATGACGGGGCTGCGCGGCATCCTGACGGGGCTATTGCTGGTAACGCGAATTTATACCGGAGCACAGTGGCTGGCCATCGCAGCTGTAAGAGCTTATGCCATGATCATGCGCACACTGCGCGGCGTACTGCTGGCCGTGCGTATCGCTTCAGTGCTGACCGGAGCGGCCATTAACTTCATGAGCTGGCCGATTTTGCTGATCATCGGCGCAATCGCGCTGCTGGCCGCAGGCTGTTATCTGCTGATCGCGCACTGGGATGCAATCAAAGCCGCCGTGATGAACACCGAAGCCTTTCAGGTTGTATCCGGCGCGGTGGCAGCTGTCGCCGGTGTATTTGGTAAAGCCTGGGCGTTTATCAGTGAGGGCTGGCTGAGTTTCGTGGCGCTGCTGTCTGGTTTTTCCGTGACTCAAACGCTGGGGAATATGGCCAGCGGGATAATGAATCTCTTTGCGAACCTGTGGGACAACATTAAAAAAACGGCGCTGAGTTCACTTAACTGGATAATTGCCAAAATTAACAAAATCCCCGGCGTCGATATTGCGGAATTTGGTGAGCCTGCAGCGCCGCCGCCACGTGTCGAAAATAACCTGACAACCGGCGGCCAGTTAAAAGGCATTGAGGCAGGCGGAATTAATAAAACTATTTCCAGCAACAGCCGGAGCGTAACGGATAACAGCAAACGCATCGAAAAAGTGGAAATTAATACAGGTGGCGGCATGACGCCGCAGCAGCTGATGGAGTGGCAGGAGCTGGCGGGATGAGTGAATTACTGTATATCGACTTGCTGATTGAAAACGGCAACTTTGTTTTAAATACGGGCAAAGAGCCGGTCACGTGTAATAACCGTAAAAGTATTCAGCAGGATATTGCACACGCCATCATTGAATCCGGCCTGATGACCGAAATGATTGCTGAAAGAAGCCCGACCTTACGCGCTGATATTCTGACGCGGCTTGAATTACTGATTGAAGACGATGAGCGGATTATCCCCGGCACCATTGAGCTGACAGAAGAAAGCCTGTCACGCCTCTGGGTGACGGCCAGCACATACGACTTCGGCGCACTGTCTTACGGGGTGGATATATGACGGACAAACCGCAGGTGGATTTTACGGAGGTGGTGAAAGCGAGCGGGATGCCGGTGACGGAAGCGGAGCTGAAAGCGCGCTTTACGGACATTGCCGCACAGGAGGGGCTTATCACCAATACTTCGCGCATGTCGCCGTTCTGGCGGCTGGTCACGGCCATTATCACCGCGCCGGTGCTGTGGCTGGCGGACGTCATGATCAATACGGTACTGGTGAATATGTTCGTGGCCACGGCAGGCGGTCAGATGCTGCGCCTGCTGGCATGGGCGGTCAACGTCACGCCAAAACCGGCAAGCCGGGCTGAAGGCGTGATCCGTTTCACAAAGGAGAATGCCGGGGCTGACGTGACCGTGCAGGCCGGTACGCGTATCCAGACTGAGCGCATTAACGGCGTGATTTACGAGCTGTTGACCGTTGCTGACTTCACCATTCCGGCGGGGGAAGCCAGCGCGCTGATCCCGGTGCGCGCGTCAGATGTAGGGGCTGCGTGGAACCTTGCGCCGGGCTATTACCGCATCCTGCCGGTGGCCGTCACCGGCATCACGCAGGCGGAAAGTGAGGAAGACTGGCTGACCGTGCCGGGCGCAGATGAAGAGAGTGATGACGAGCTGCGCGAGCGCTGCCGCAATCAGTTTAACCTGGTGGGTAACTACCACACAGACGCGGTTTACCGCTCAATGATCGCCGGTGTGGTCGGACTGAGTATTGACCGGATTTTTTTCCTGCACGATGCGCCGCGCGGGCCGGGAACGGCAAACGCCTATCTGCTGCTGGATTCCGGCGTACTGTCAGATCCGTTTATCACCGCGGTAAATGACTACATCAACACGCAGGGCCATCACGGCCACGGTGACGATATGCAGTGCTTTGGAATGCCGGAAACCCGGCACGATCTGAGCGTGAAAATGTATCTGCAGAACCCGGATAACATGACCGCCGAAAATCAGGCGCTGCTGATTAAAAATGCCGGAAACCTTATCCGCAGCGCATTCCGTGAAAACGCTGACTATGACGTTAAAAAGACGTGGCCATACGCACGCTTTTCATTTTCGAACCTTGGGCGTGAGCTGCACAGAGCGTTTCCGGAGGTCGATTCGGTCACCTTTTCGCTGGACGATATCGTCAGCGATCTGAGCGTGCCGCGTCTTAACAGCCTGACAGTGAGTATTGAACATGACTGATTTTGATAAAAAGCTGGCCGGGCTGCGCCTGCCAACGTGGATGCGCAAAGGGGAGCCGGACAAACTTCTTAAAGCCGCGCGTAAGTTCTGGGCGCAGGTGTACGGCTGGGTTACGTGGCCGGTCAGCCAGTTTGATCCGCTGACCTGTTCTGAACCGCTGCTGAATCTGCTGGCGTATGACCGGGATATTACCCGCTTCAACGGTGAGCCGCTTTCACTGTTCCGCAGGCGCGTAGCGTTTGCGTTTATTAACGCGCGTGATGCCGGGTCAGTGGCAGGATTTATCAGTATTTTCGAGCGGCTGGGTATCGGGTATGTGGAGCTGGTTGAGCGCCAGCCCGATATTGACTGGGACGTAATACAGGTGCGCGTTTCAGACAGCCAGATTGCGGACAACGCGCAGCTGCTGCTTCAGATAATCCAGCAGTACGGCAGGACGTGCCGCCGTTATCAGTTTGAGGTGATCACCTCGCAGCCGTTCGCCATCCGTGCAGGCTGGGACCAGGGTGAATATGTGGTTTACCCG